AGGTGCTGAAGAACGTCTACTCGCAGAAACAAGAGGAGAACAGGAAAGAGCAACTATTGGTACTACAGGTGCTGAAACCAGACTTACTAGAGAAACTGAAGGAGAACAGAGAAGAGAAACTATTGGTAAAACTGGTGAAGAGACCAGAAAAACTAACTTGCAACAGGAGCAGTTTAGACGCTATAAAGAGAATAGAGATTTCCAGCAAGCACAATCAGCGTACAAATCATAACCGACTGGTTAGATACTTTATCTGATAAAGAAAGAGAAACATATCTAGCTTTTTGTAAACAGACCAGTTCTCCAATACAGATGTATCTTTATGCTCGTTTTTTAGGGTATAAAGGTTCTATAACTGAATGTGATACTTGGTCGAAAAAAGAATTTAAAAAAAGAAACTTTAGCACGATACTTGAGATAGAAATAGATTCTATGCAAGTAGATATATCAAAGCTCAGAGAAGCTATAGATCTTGGAGTGGTAAAACAAGATATGGGAGCTGCTCGTATATCTATGCTTCAAAAAGAATTACGAGCCCACATAAAACAACTTGCAGATGAAAAACATCTTACAGATAGACAAGGTTTGATATTAGCTGGTGCTGATAGATCATTAAGGGAAATACTTTTAATCTTCAGAGATGATCCTATAGAAGGTCCATTGCAGGAAGCATCAATGGGTGTATGGACAAAGATTCTTCAGGAAGAATCATAAGTCTTAACAGGTTAGTCTTAGTACATGGCTGGAACAAGTATCTATTCTGTTTATCGTAGAACTGCCCGTGCAGCTGCTAAACAACAAGTTGTAAAGAAAACATCTTCGGTTGATGTTGAAAAAGCTAGATCAGATTTTGCATACTTCTGTGATGTTGTAGGGGATAAACCTCCTGCAGAACACATGAAACTGTGGCATGAACATTTATATACACATCAAGATAGTGAGTGTCTAATTAATATTGCTGGACCAAATGTAGATATACTTGCACCAAGAGGATCAGCTAAATCTACAGTATTAGGTTTATTTACAGCCTGGGCTATTGGTGTACATGCACTCAATCGTAAACCATTAAAGATTTTATATATTTCATATACTGTTGATGTTGCCAGACCAAAGAGTGCAGCAATAAAAAGAATTATTGAAGATAGTAAAATCTATAGAGAAATATTTCCTATGGTAAAAATTGCCAAAGGAATAAATTCTAATGAATATTGGAGTATTGATTGGAAGTTTGCAGGTATAAGATCAACTGGTGAAGAAGAATTTAGTTTATGTTGTGCAGGATTAAAAGGTGCTGTTACATCAAAGCGTTCTCATTTATGTATTATTGATGATGCTATAAAATCGGCTGATGATATTAAGAACAGAGACATTCGTGTAGCTATGGAAGATAACTGGAACTCAGTTATTGTTCCAACTATGTTTGAAGGAGGTAGAGCTATATGTCTTGGCACAAGATTCAGACATGATGATATACATCAAACTACTTTTATTCCTGACAATGATTGGATACAGATAATTCAATCAGCAGTAACTGTTGATGAGAATGGTGATGAGAAATCATACTGGCCGGAGATGTGGTCACTTGATTATCTTAATGATCGTAGAAGACAATCACCAATAAGTTTTAGTTTTCAATATCAGAATCAGATTGTAAGAACAAGTGATATGTCTGTCTCACCTGATCTAATTATTAAAGGTCAGATACCAACACAGTTTGATTGTCTAGGTGTTGGTGTGGATTTATCTGCAGGAGTTAGAGAAAGGAATGACTATACAGTTTTTGTTATGGGTGGTCGAGTGGGAGATAAGATTTACATTATTGACTGTAAACGACTGAGGATAATGGGTAATGTAGAAAAGCTGGAAGCCATAATGGAAATGATGCTCGAATGGGGAATAGTTCATAAAGATCAGGATAAATACTTTCCAACTGGCAGTAGCGTAGACATCTGGTCTGAAGCAGTAGCTTATCAGGCATCATTAGAAGCTGATTTCAAACGTATATGTCTAGAAGAACAGGGACTTTATAATCTACTCTGGCATCCAGTGAAAGGATTCAGAGGAGATAAAGTTGCTAGATTCAGAGGAATCATGGGCTTATTTGAGCAACATAAGATATTATTTAATAAATATCGCAAATTCCAGGCACTAACTGATGAGATTGTAAATTTCGGAGTTAGTTCCCACGATGATTGTGTTGATGCACTGGTCTGGTTATGTAATGGATTAATGTCCAGAGGAAAACTAGAGTTAGAGTATTGACGAATTAGACTATTAAGAGTATCTAACATGGTAGCCAATTTTTTCTATAAAGGTATTGAACTAGAGCAAGACGCTTATGGTTCTGCTATATTCAATCTTCCTGATGAAGTATGTCACGATCTAGGTCTTCAACCTGGAGAACGCTTCGATATTGAAGCTGATGATGAAAACATTATCTTTAAACGACAGGCAGCTGGCTATGAGATTGATGCGTAATAAAATAATAAAAAGTGACTAGATGAATCAAACTAACTCTACTTTTGAAGCAATGCTCAAGGCAGCAATAAGTCGTGACTCGACTGGTGCTACCGATACGATGCTTATTCATGCTCATCTGGCACAGATGAAAATGTTTGGTATTCGTCAGGGTGTTGAGTTCTACCCTGAGCAGGATAACTTTGGGCAACAGAGATATGATTTTGTACAACAGGTAATTAAGTTTAATCAGCTTGATGCAAGATTAGATTCTATATGGGATCATTTCTTAGCTTTAGGAAAAGGTTTATTTTATATTCGTCCTACAGAAAAAACATATAGACTTTACTGGTTTGATAAAAATTCTTATAGAACTTATTATTCACCAGAAGGAGAGCTGGAAGAAGTAATAGTTATCTATCCTTATAAAGTTAAATCCAACAGAGGATTCTCTGGATCACAGATTGGATTGAATACTGATAAGAGATATATGCGTCTTCGCATCACAGCAGAAACTATTGAAGAGACACATAGTGAACAGGAATTAAGTTTTGATAATCCTGCTGAATTTACCACTTTAAATAAAAAGACTCTTACAAACACATTACAATTCATTCCCTGTGTTGAAGTATTTAATAATCCTGATGCTTTTGGTACAGATGGTAGTGGTGAATTTGATTGGATAGCTAATCAGATTGTTGCTCATGATGAAATGGTTAAGAACATTAGAGCTAACCTTTCATTCTTTGGTAACCCAACTTTATTATCTTCACGTCCTAAACAGGACATTGTTGAAAGTGGTAAAGATGCTCCACCACAAAGACCAAGTATATCTAGTCAATCTGGATTTACTTCTGATCTAAGTACACTCACATCCACATATAAACAAGATCCTGTAACAAGAAATCCAGCTGGATATATTGGTAGTCCAGGATCAGGTATGAGAGTTCCTAGAGTTATTGCTAATCTAGAACCTTCAGATCGTGTTGGATTTATTACTCCTAATGCAGTAAGTACAGATCAATCTAGATATGTTTCACAGTTAAGAAATGAAATACGTTTAGCTTTAGGTGGTATCGATGATATATCAATTAGTAATGTAACTGCTACAGAGATTAAATCTCAGTATGGAAGAGTAAGTGCCACAGCTAGAAAGAAATGTTTACAGATATATGAGTATGGAATCTGTAAGTGTCTTGAGTTAATGATCTTCCAAGAAGAACAGATATTTCGTAAGACATTGGCACAGGCATCTGGTATTAAATATCCTGAAGCACCTGTTGAAGAAACTCCTGAAGCTATGGAGAAATTTGAAAAACAAAAAGCTACATATGAAAAGAAATTACAGAAGGCAATTGATCTTGCAAGAGAAACAAAAGAAGTTCCTCCAGGTGTACTTGGATTAGTTCCAGATGGAGAAAGAACTGTAGCTTGGAGATGGATGGGTCCTGTGTATGAAGATACTGCACAGGACAAAGTGCAGCAATCCATATTCTGTAGAAACTTACAAGAATTAGGGGTTGATAGCATAGAAGCACTGAAGTATTTATTCCCATCAAAAACTGATGATGAAGTTGCCGGTATGTTATCGGGATTTCCATTCAGAATGGTAGGACAAGTACAAAGGG